CTACCTAAGCCGGAGGCTACTTTGTATGATATAGCGTCTTGATCGCCGCCTTCTGGCATGAAGCGGTCAGCTACAGATTGGATCTTTTCGCGGGCGCGAAGCTCTTCTTCCTCTTCTAAGAGAGTGGCTGCCCCCAACGAAGCAGACTCGGCAGTGCCTACAAACCCTGCACCGAAGCCGGTACCGATGTTCTCAAAGAATCCAGCTTCTTCTTCGGCTGGCTGCATTGAGCGCAAGTAAGCTAAGTATGGATCTTCTTGCTGTGCAGCGGCCTTGTCTCGCTCGTATGCGGCGCGAAGGGCGGTACCGAGTACCTCTGTGGCCCTAGTGTCACCCGCTTCCTGCGCGCGGATAAACGCGCGTTCTATTTCCTGTCTTGTAGCCATGTAAGCACCTTACTAAGAAGCGGGCAGTATAGCACTATTTAGTTGCCATATTGGGCCAGCAAATCGCGCAAATCCGTAGGATCTACATTCAAGCTGCTGGTATCTAGATCCCCGCCGCTACTACCCATTGGGTTCACTACACCTAGAGCTTGGAGCTCCTGATCTATGAGGTCGTACGCGGCCTTCATGTCCCTACGGTAGCTTTGACGGAGGCTAGCGGCTTTTGCCTGTCTAGCTTTGGCATACGCAGCGGCGGCAACTGGGTCTGATTGCCCCGTCAATTCCATCTGTTGCATGATCGGGTCATCTGCCAGTGTCTCTGCAATAAATTGCGCCTCGCTCTCGGCTAGGTTCCCTTTAAGGGCGATTAAGGCCTGCTTATTGCCTTTATTTTCTATAGCTGTACGTAAGGCGTTATCGCTCTCTATCTTGGCTTGCGCTATGAATGCGTCTAAGTTGGCTATGTCAGCGCTCAAAGCATTCTTAACTAGAGTATCAGCCGACTGCCGTTCAGACGCGTTTAGCTCGGCGTATAGGCCAGCTGCGGCAGCGCGCTCCTTGGCGTTTATTTCTGCCCCTGTCTGTCCGGCGCCGAATGCTGTAGTGCGCATTTCTTTGAGGCGGTCTAGGCCGCCCTCTCTCTTACCTAGCAGATCTATCTCACGGGCGTATCGCGCCGCGTCTTGCGCATCTCGTGCGGCTAGGGAGGCTTGTGCCATGCCTCTACCTGCGCCACCAAGTGAGGACGTGTTTGCAGCGCCCGCCAACATGGCTATGAGCTGACTGTTACGGTCTTTAGTCGGGTTAAACATTTGTTTGTTGATGCGCTCACGGTCTGCTATTAACGCGTCGTACGCCGCACGATCCCCTTGAATATCTAAGTACTGCTCCGCATCGGTGCGAGCAGCATCGCGGGCAGATTCTCGTGTGGGCAAGTTGTCCAGCCCCAACTGTGTAGCCAGCGCGGCGGCCGACTCACCTACCTTACTATAGTCTGGTGCCTGTGCAACTATTTTAGGTGCGGCAAGGCCTTGGTTACCTTCAGCTGTAGGCATTACCACGTCGGTACCACCTCCAGCGGCTGTAGGGACGGGCGCATCGGGCACTACAGCATCGTCACCTGCCATTACAGTATCGTCACCTGCAAGGAGTTGGGGCATTACAGTATCGTCACCTGCAGGGGGCTGTGGGGAACTTCCCGTAGCTATGCCTGTAGCCTCTGTCGGCTCTACGCCTATACTAGACAGGAACTCTTGAGCCCCAGCCTCTTCCCTAGCAGCGCTTTGTGCTTCACGCGCCGCATCTTCAGCTTTTTGTTGGGGAGCCTCGGTTTTGTAGTTTTCTATAGCGCGTCGTGCTTGTGGGCCGGCTTGCTGCAACGCAAACTCTAGCCGCATAGCCGGGGTTATATCCTCTTTCGAGAGGCGCCCGTTAGCTGCACGCAGTATGCCTCTATCTATAGTGCTGTCTGAACCCAAATTATTTGTAAACCGCAAGCGCTGCAATAGTTCTTCGTCGGTTACTGCACCGCCTTTAGCTAACGCAACAATACCACCTGCGGCCATCTTAGGCATCGGGGCGCCGCCTTGTGGGGCTGGAGCGCCTTGTGGGCGTGGTGCTGGCATACCGGCTTGTGGGGCTCTGGCTAACCCTCCTAGGCCAACGGCTTGCGCGCGCTTCTGTTGCTGCTGTGCTTGCTGCTGCATGACGCCGCCAACTTGCTGCGCCATCTCTTGTTTGGTTCGCTGCAGGAGTTCTTGCTCGCGCTGATCCTTGATAGTCTGCGGGCTAGTTTGCATTTGCAGCTGCATATTACGCGCTGCCGCATCTTTTTCAGATTTCAGGCGTTGCAATGCCAACAAGTCTAGTAGCTGTTGGTTCTGTTGGTAGCGTTTCTGTAGCCCTTGCGGGTTACCACGAAACTGATCTACTGTCTGTTGTACTTGTTGGTCAATGCCGGGCATTGGTTACGCTCCTAAAATTAAGATATTACGCCGAGGGCTTGTAAGAGGGACATTATGCCTGCAGATCCACCGGCTATGTTCCCGAACGCGCTGTTCCCCGCGTAATTATTGCTGACAGACTCGATGGGCATGCCCTGCAGAAGTGACTGCATATACTGTACTTTTTTGTACGGATCGTCTCGCTCTTCCTCAAACTGGGCTTTATCCGCAGCGATACCTTCTGCTTCGATGCTGCGCTCTACTGCACCCAGATCACGCTGCGCTTTAAGTACATCAAACAAGTACTGGTTAGCGGCAGCGTTGGCGTCTTTGCCCATCATCTGCTCTCGGTTGAACTGAGCAGCCGCTGTATCATACGCTTGCGCATAGCCCTTGCCGGTAATATCTGACAGCAATTGGCTCAAGTTGCGATTGCCTTCGGCTTCCATAATCGCTTGGCGTGATCCGCCGTATGCACCTGCTTTAGTCAGGCGGCTAGCGTCTTGTAGGCGCTGTATATCTGCGGCGCGCTGCGCTTCACGCAGTTGTGGGTTTAACGACTCCATTAGGTAGGGGTTCATATACTGCCCAGCTACACCTTCATCGGTGAACGACTGTGGAGTGAACTCGCCTACATTTTCGGTGGGGAGAGTTAAGCCCGCCACGCCACTGAAAGCCGCTTGCTGGGCATCAGATGCTCCTGCAGTAAGCGGGCCTTCGTAGGCGTAGTAGGGTTCGTCTGCAAGAGCCGCACCGCGACCCATCATGTCAGTTACATAGTCGCCCGCCCAAGTAGATAGCGAGGACTCTTGGCCAGTTTGCTGTCCGGTTATCGGGTCGGCGGTGGCATCTAGCCCAGTAGTAGTCGGTGTTGTTTCAGGCATAATCTATCTCACTTTGGGGTGACTTTCTCGGGCTTAATTTTCTTGCCCTGTTTCGGGTTACCGGTGCGCTCTTTGCGTACACGGGACATCATCTCTTGTAGCACTTTAGCACCTGCTTCAGAGTTGCCGTTACCTAAATGGCTGACAACATCTGCGGGGATAACAAACTCACCGTCGCTAAGACGCGCGGGCTGGCGGCCTTCTATAGTTGCAGGAACTTCATCTGCCATGCCGTCGGTAGCGCCGTTCAAGTAGCCGCCTTCGGCAAATCCTTGGCCCATAAGTGACGCTACGCCACGACCTGCGGTGGGCTTCTGCTCTGTAGCAGTTGGTGGGGCTCCGGGCATAAAGTCGGGTGCAGACATAATACCGCCACTAGGAGCGGGTTGAGGCATTACCGCGTCAGTCATAGCTTGATATGCGCTTTGTAGATTGTTTTGGCCTATGGGCTGTGTTGGCTGGGCTGCCCGCTGCGAATACAGCGCTTGTGCAGCACTCTGCAGGTTGTTTTGGTTTATGGGCTGCCCAAACTTGCGGATTACTGGCTCCTGTACAGGGGCAGCAGGCATTGCTTGGTCTATAGGCTGTATTGGCTGCCCAAACTTGCGGATTGCTTGCTGCTGCGCTTGCTGCGCTTGCTGCTGCGAATACATGCTACCTAGCCCGCTACGCATGGCGTTACGGCCACTACCTAGCTGATCACGCATTCGGCCAAATCGACTGCCCCCACGGCCAGTATTAAACCGGTTGCGTATAGCTTGCTGTCTTACTGGGTCGTTAAATAAGCGAGCTAAGCCACCGCGTCGAAAGTTTTGCGTGCCTAGTTGCTGGGCTTGCGCTTGGCTAGCTGCACGGGCTTCTTCTACTGTAGGCGGAGCTGATGCGGGGGCAGTGGCGTAACGCATGTCGCTAAAGTAGCGTTGGCCGCCTTGGCCGGGGCGTCGGTTGGGATCATACTGCATAGGTACGCGATCACGTACGGCCGTGTAATCTTTGACTGTGCCTTGGTAGCCAGTAGGGGTGATGTCTGCGTCGAACAGATCGCTCTCGCTAAGACCATAAGCTGCTGCTAGCGACAGTAAGCCGCCTAAACCACTCAAACCCGTAGTTTCGTTGCCGTCAGCGTCCGTATTGGTCTCTAAGAACGTATCCTTTGCCCAATCTATTCCATCCTGCAGTAAGCCCATTCTTGCCTCCTAGCCTAATATGCTTAGTATCTCTTGCGTGATGTCACGCTTCTCGGGCTCACGTTGTGCCGTCGCCCTTCCAAATCTAGCTTCTTGCTCAGGATTGGCAAAAATGCTGCTAAAATCGTACAAGTACCCAAGATCGACTTTCTCGTAGTCGTCTTCTGCAGGTGCTTGTGGTTGCCCACTAACAAGTCTACCTCCAGTTCCACCTAAACTCAATAGCGCCATCAGTAAATCGTCAAGTCCTGACAAGTTAGGGCCACTTGGTAAGTCGATGTCTGGGCCGTCCGGCAGGTTGATATCTGGGCCGTCCGGCAGGTTGATATCTGGGCCGTCCGGCAGGTCTACATCGGGCAGGTCTACATCCTTGGCAGCTTCGCGCACCGGCTGTATAACGGCGTCATCAACAGCGCTACCTGCATCGGCCACGGCGTCAACTACAGCTTCCCCGGCGTCAACTACAGGCTGAATTACCGCATCATCTATGGTGCTACCCACGGTACGGAACGCGTCTTCAATGGCCTTGATGCCATCTGGTGTGCTGGAGTCTATGCCCTCTGGAAGCAACGCACGAACTTCCTGCAAGAAGTTATCGTCTATGTAACGCCCGTATTCCCGAACCTGATCTTCAAATGCACTGCCAAATTCACGTACCCCGGCAGCTGCGGGAGATATGTACTCGTCATACAGCTCTTGTACGTAGGGTAGCAGTATGCGCTTAGTGGCTTCACCGGCACCGGAGCCTATCGCTTCCTCGACGCTCTTACCATCTTCCAAGTGATCCAGCGTTCTATCTAAGCTAGCCTGTAGGTCTTCTACTTTTATGCCATTAATCTCGCCATTAGTGCCAGCAGCTGTTAACTTGTCACTAATCGCTTTGCGGTAATCGCCGTCACCTATCGCGTTAGCCGCAGCAAATATAGCTGCGCGGTCTTCTCCACCCAAGATAGCGCCCTGCACTTCGCGATCCTTAACAATAACCTCTAGGTTATCTTCTACAGCTTTTACAGCATCGGGCGTGCCAAAATCTATGTCTTCATACGCAGCGCTAGCTATGTCGTAGCCTTCTTTTAGCGTATCCCCTACAGGTTTCAGTACCGCATTGTAGAAGTCTCCACCAACAGACTTAACTACGTCTTTTATGTCATCGCCAATATCGCCTAGGCTACCGCCTTGAGCTATGTATTCCCCAAACGCAGCGCGCAACGCGTCTTCTGGCTTTTCACCTTTCAGTAAATTAACACCGAACTTCTGAGCAGCGGGGATAATATCATCCACGTTCATGCCTGCTATTTCGGTAGCGCCATCTGCAAACTCAGTTATCTGCGCGCCAATAAAGTCACTAGCAGATTCGGTAAGGTTTAATCCAGCCTCTTCAAACCCACTGAGCGCGCTAGTACCTACCTCAAACAAGTCTCCAACCGCGGATAAATAATTGCCGGAGTCAATGGCATAACCTGCGTCTATTGCTGTAGATAGGGAGTTAACCAGATTAGCTTGAGCGTTTAGTGCAGCGTAATTCTCTAACGCACCGGGGGGCGGCATCTCAAGTGTGTTTAGCGCTTCATAGGCGCTGTCTGCGGCGGTGTTAATCCCTTCCGCGTAGTTATCGAGCCCCGTCGTAATTAGTCTGACGGCAAAAGTAGCCGGATCAAGCACGTCAGAAAAATTGCCCCCCATAGCCTCGGTCATTAGCCCCTGAACCGCGGTTTGTATAGAGACTTGCCCTAGCGTAGTTAAAGCGGTGCCAAGTAGCGTCGGAGTAGCCGCCGCAGCGGCGCCAGCAGTGGCAGCGGTAGTAGCGGCAGTAGAACCGGCAGTGGCAGCGGTAGTAGCGGCAGTAGTAGCGGCAGTAGAACCGGCAGTGGCAGCTCCAGCGGCAGCGGAACCAGCGGCAGCGGAACCAGCAGCTGGGCCCATTATGGCGCTTTGCACCGCAGGGCCGATAACTGCAGCTGCTGTGGCAATCATGGCTGTTTTGAATAGTGTGCGCCCAAAGTTAGGGTCTTTTACTTCTAACGTACGTACTTCTTGGCCAGTCAGGGGATCTAAGACATACATAGACCCGTCCCCCGTACTTCTCGTGCCGGCATTTGGGTCAAGCCCAAACATGCTGTTAAGCACTTTAACTGCCGGGTTTTTGTATAGTGCGTACTCTAGGGCAAGCTCGTACCTTAATCCTGTACGGCGTGTGATGTCCTCAGACACTAGTCCCTTTAACAACGAGTTATAGACTTGGTATTCTTCGTCGGATAGCTCAATCCCGTACTTACTCTCCATACGATCTGTAACGATGTCAGAATCATCAAGGGATAGCGAATAGTTAGGATCTAAATACCCTGAAAACGCTGCGGTTACATCGTTAATGTCGGCGTTTTCAGGCATATTCTCCAAGTTGGTGACAATGCCGCCTACTTCTTCCTCAAACGCGGGTAAGTCTTCCTCTCTAACCGACAACGACACGCCGCCCCTATACTCCGAAACGCCCGTTGCTTGTCGGACTTTATTGATGTCTGCGACAGTTAAGTTTTCCGGCGGGTTTGCTAAAAATTGTCGGTAGAGATCCGGGCCTACTTTAGAGCCGCCACCGACGTAATCGTAGTTAATTTCAAAACTACCATCCCCCGCCGCAGATGCAGCAGCTACAAATGGGTCAATAACGCTAGCGTAGTCTTCTTGAAGACTCTCATTATAAGCATCCCGCTCAGCGCGCTTCTCTCCTTTCCACGCGTCTATATACTCCTGCTGCTCTTCTTTCGGCTTGCCGGCAGCCCTATGTAGCATGTCTTGGTATTCTAGTCCTGAGTAGAGGGGGGTGTCGTACTTGGCGGTAGCGGCGGCGGCTTCATCGAACCTCGGACGAGCCGGCCTACCGGTTTCCGCCCACAAGTAGTTTTCGTTTATTTCGTCTACGTTGTCTATACCGCGCTTGGAATTTAGTATGGCCCTGTCTATAGCGTACGTATTTAGCTCCGCATTTTCTAGGCGCGCTTTCTCTGCTGCTGCTGCCTCATAAGCGGAAATTTGCTCGGGAGCTAGTCCGGCACGGCTCGCCGCTTGCGCATTGTAGGCGTCTATAGCGGCTTTAGCTGCGGCAGTGTTTATGTCCGTTCTGGATGCGTCTGGGTTAGCTGCGGCGTACTCTTCTTTAAAGCCATCAACATCAAAGTCTAGTGTCCTAGCGTTGTAGTCCTCTAAGTACGCCTGATACGCTACTTGAGCATCAGACATCATAGCGCGTTCTTTGGCGTTGTTGCTTAGCCCGCGGTACTTAGCGTCGCGCTTATTGTCGTCTTCAAAATCACCAAAAAAGTCGTCGAAGTCTTTGCGCTCGTCCTGCCCTGTTATCTTCTTCAGATCGTTTTGGGTAAACGAGTTCGTAGTGCCCGTACGCCCTAGAACGCTTTTGCGGTCGGACGAATCGTACAAGCTACCTTCAACTGCGGTGTTGTACGCATCTATAGCCGCTAGTTGCTCTTCTGATAGCGCGTCTGGGAGCTCTTGTCTGGTGCCTTCAGCTGTGTAGTATTGCCTGTACAAATCCTGAAAATCAGCGTCCGACAGGCTTTCAAACCGACCTTGTTCGTTTGATGATAGGCTCGACAGATACCGCTGAAATCCCACATCTAACTCCGCTAAGTATGGGTTCTCAGCAAAATAAGCCTCGTACGGATCAACCTCAACAGCCGGCACCTCTGCAGGAATACTCACTGCGTTCTGCGTAGTAATCGGGTCAACGGCGTAGTCAGGCCCAGTCTTAGCTTTTGGTATGTCTATGGGCTTTAAGAGATCCTCCGGCACTGTATCGTCCGGCATAAAATCTTGCGCAGGTAGTATATCCAGAACATCTTGCTCAGGAGCAACCGAGCGAGTAGGCGTAGTGCCCTTCTCTAACTCTTCGATAAGGCGTAGTTGTTCTTCTGGCGTCAATGATTCTGGCATGGTCGTGCCCTAGTTATCGTACAGTATGGCTTCGACAAAGATCGAAACTTCATTAGTGCCATTAGAGCCCTTGGCTTCAAACTGAAAGTCTGTCTTTTCAGCGATGCGGAACGGCACCTGTCGGTCAAAAGACTGCTGGCCGTCCTGCCATGTGGCCTCCGCTACCCGTAGCACGCGCCCCTCTGGGGTTCGCAGGTGATTGCGGTATGTCAGGTATTGGTTGCCGTTTACTGTGCCCGAAGTCAGGTCGATACGCAGCAGATACAGCGTTTTGTTCCGTGGAACAGTGTAGACGCACTGCTGTGTAGTGCCTAACCCCGCGTCAATAAGTCCAACCTCTGTGCCATCGTGCTCTATGGTTATATCACCGGCGTTAGATCCCGACAGGATAATCGCGTTGTTTATACGTAGAAACGTGTTAGTCGTAGATACAGGCGTAGTTCCCGTCAGGGTAACTGTTTCAGTGAGTACGTCGTAGCTAGAGTCCAGCCCAGTAATCAGCACGTCCATAGTGTCTGCCGTAGAGGTAGAGACGAGGTCTAGGGTATCTGCCGTAGAGGGGAATGAGTACGTAGTGCTGTCGTTCCAGATAGTCTCGAACGCCGTACCCACATCACGGTTAAACCCAAATATGTTAACTGCCGTCGCGCCGGCTACAAGCCCTTGGGCGACGTCCATATAGTAGCTGTTACTTGAACTCATAGCGTTTCTCAGCGCGTTATCTAGTTGGTTGAAGTATATCCGCAAAATGTTATTAAACTGCTCAAACGCCTGCTGATTATACTCCGAGGGGGCGTAGGGCAGTGCCGGAGCCTTAAACGGCACATTATATCTAGTGCTATCGCCGGGCATCAGCGTCTACCGTCTGGGCGCATGTCGATACGCGGGGTACCTAACTGCCAGCTTACGCCTAAATCAGTGGACTCAATCTTGACAGCTAACTGTCTGCCACGCACGCGCGTATTTATCTGGCCCGTAAACTGCTCCACTGGCAGGGTAGCGGTTCGCGTTACAACCGCCGAGTTATTCCCGGCTACCGAAGCAGGGTCGTTATACCCAGAACCAGAATTAGCCAGCGGTAACAGTGTCATTGTGGCGTTGGGAGCCTCGTTGTCTGAGCCATCGAACGTAATATCCGGCAGTACGCGCCAGATAAACATAAACTTGTCACCGTCCTCAATATCAAACTGTGCGGACGATACGTAAGCGTTTATAGGTTGTGATAGTTCGGTAGTGTTACAGTCGTTGCCTATCTCGTGCTCTACGATGTTGTTACTGTAAGTAGCAGCTATGGGGTTTTCTCGCAGGCCAGAGTCCAGCCATGCGGTGCGAGCCATAGTGCCGTAGTACCAGATCTGCTCTACGTAGTTATATACTACGTAGCGATCAATGGTGTTGGAGTTAGCAGAGCAATAGAACCACCACACTTCGTGGAAGCCTTCGTTAGTGCCGGCAAATACTTGATCGTACTGCTCGATATTGAAATCGTTAAATACGTACCTACGTACGTCACAGGGTAGCGGCAGTGTGCGACCGTCATACATATAGAACTTGTCACGGCCCATCCAGAACGCTATACCGCCGGCATAGCCCACGGCGTTTTGTGATGCGATAGATATGTTTTCACCAACAAGTTGCGGTGCCCATACGATAGGCGCGCCCACATACTGCAAGGCGTACAAGGCAGAATCTGTCCACACAAGGACTTCTTGGCGCGACTGTACGGCCGCGACAATTTTACTGCCGCGCGATAGGCGGATACTACCTGCTTGGTTGAGTGCTGACGGGCTCCACTCTACGGGGTTTTCTTGGTCAGACCAACGGATAAGTAGCGAGTCTACTGTAGTAGTAAATACATCATTTGTGCCGAACGCAAACACAAACCGGCTAATATCCGAAACTAGAATGAGGTTTTGTTGGATGGGGACTTCTGACGCGCCATCAAGACTAGACAGAGCTACGGCACGGGTATCAACGCCATCACTGTTATCCCAATAGTATATAGGGCCGCCACGAGGGCCAAAGATAAGATCTTCCCCAAAGTTAGACTGACTCCACAAACGAATAACTGTAGCCGAAGTGGCTCCCGTACCAAAAGCACCATCATCCCAAGCGCCAGCCCCCCAGCCAGATTCTGGAATTGCCGCGGCAGCGCCTATGTTTATTTGATACGCTGCGGTGACTGAGCCTCCGCCCGTAGCAGACGACGTAGCGTTAGTCCCTACGTCAATGCTGTATGTGCTTGGGCTTGTTAGGGTAAGTTGGTATTCGCCGTCAGGAGTCACGCCGCCAACAGCAGAAGCGCCAGAAAACGTAACAAAATCGCCGTCGTTAAAGCCGCCAGCGGCATCGGTAACCTCGACGATAGAAGATCCTGATGTAGTTTCAAATGGATTAGTCAGGCTCTCAGTTGCACGTAGTGGGGTAATGTCCTCGTACTGTGCGCCTTTGGCCAGATAAAACTTGAGGTTAGTGCCTACACCAGTAAGCGAGAGGTCACCCAGTGTTACCCAGCTCCAGAGAGACCTACAAACACCCAAAAATGTAGCCGATGAGATACGCTGCCAGCCACCAATCTTCTCTGGTAGGCCTTGGCGGAAACGCACTTTATCGCAGTCATACCAACTACCTTCGTTGGTATAGCGCGTGTTCTCTCGGTTTACTCCGGGCTTAATCTGGAGTTTCTGGAGCGGCATACCGCCTCCTTACATAGTGTCGCCAAGGATCGGGGGCAGCGTAGTTACACGAATAGCGACGTTTTGGCGTAGGTTAAGTGGCTGCCCACAGTCTGAGCAAGTATCCGCGTCCAGCTCTGTTTCGTCCGCATCATATCCGCAGTTAGAGCACACGACCTCGATGTCGTGCTCAGGGATAATCGTGCCGCCAACTTTTTTAGCTTCGTTACTTACTTTCATGCCCAAAACTCCTCGGGGTTTACATATTCGCCCCACACGATAATCTCGTAGTGGACGTGGTTCTTCATTTTTCGTGTGTCAGTGTTGTACTTACCGGCAATATCCTGCACCTTGCCGATTGGATCTTGTCGGCTAACGGAATCACCAACGGCAACGTCAGGACTAACGTAAAACATACGATGGCGAATACCATCAGTGTCAGTAACCTCAACGTACCTAAAAGATAAGTCGCTAGCGTATGGGTAGCCAAGTTTAGTCACCTCTCCGTCTACGGGGGATATCAATTCAGCACCCGCAGGTGCCGTATAGTCTATCCCCTTATGCGTCCGGCTTCCGCGAGAAGCGCCAAATTCGCCACTCCCAAAATCGTCAGAGCCGCGCTTCTCCAACATTACAGTTATCATGGTATCTTACTCTAACACATTATAGTCTAGGACGGACAGTTGTTCTATGCACTTCGCCATCGGTCTCGTGATAAGTGATTATCTTAGCACCTCTTGCCGATACCCAGCCACCCCTAGCTGCATAGGCGTCACGGCCTGACAGGCTTGGGTGCTGTTCTACTATGGCACCGCCATCCTCGACAACGCGCTCGTGGTGAAAGTGACCGCAGTGAATGTACGAATAGTCGGCTTGTCCCCACATACGTCGAAACCTAGGTTCGCTAGAGAACACGCGCTGTAACTGCTGCATCTTGACTTTGTGGCCGTGGTGAAAGCCGAGCATGCACTTGCCGTGTAGGTGGGCATAAAACGGGAAGTCGTTGTCTATTACCGATACGCGTGGCTCATCCTTAAACATGTGCTTGATATGCTTGCGTAGCCAGATAGACCCACTGATGTCGTGGTTGCCCTCAGCCTGTACGACAAATACTTCTCCAAACTTGGCCAGCATGATGCGTATAGCCTCAACCATGATGTCCATAGTAAGCTCAACCAACTTACTATATCGCGTGTCCGCATCGAGTACGTGGCCAGATTGAGGTGTCACTGCAAGGATGCCGTCCCAGTGCAGGAAGTCTCCTAGCTGGTTGAGCATGCCGTAGTGTGCCTTGGGCGCTGCGTCTACCATCTGGTGGATTGCATCGAGAAATACTTGTCGAGCGATGTCAGTGTCCCAATTGTCACCTGTCTCGGCCTCGTAGGCGTACATACCCAAGTGAAAGTCCGTAATAGTCAGCAGGGAGAGTAGCGACTTGTCGGTAGTCTTAGGCGCCTTTGTGGGCTTAAACGCCTTGAAGTTAGTCGAGCCTGTCTCCAGTCGCTCAATGAGCATCTCGATCTGACGCGCTTGGTCGGTCTGAGTTTTAACCCACTGACCGGTTATTTTGCCATCTTCGTTGTAGTACGTAGATACGCCCTTGACAGCATAGCCGTCTGGCGTGGGGTGATTCAGGTCGTTGTCCGGTGCATACCCCTGACGAGCTGCGTGGGCTAGAACCGTCTTTAAGGCTCTACATATATTAGACGTATCCACCCCTAGTTGCCTAGAGATCTTCCGCACAGATCCATACTCAAGATATGCGTTTACTAGATCTTTTTGTTTCTGAGTGTTGCAGTAATTTACATGCTCTTCCGTGAGAGCTGCGTATCTACTAGGCATGGTGCCTCCTGCATTTATTGTTTTGCTACACCTTTGGTTTTTTCTACAGTGCGCATTGCGCCGAGACCGAGCATGCCCATAAGTACGGGCAACATCACCCCAGTGTCAGCTTGTGGTATGTGAACACCAAAAGCACTAGCAATAGGTGAGATAAGAAAATTGATCCCAAAGCCAAGCACACAAACCCAGCCAGTGGCCGGTCGCCAGCCTGACTGCCAAAAGTTGCCGCGAGCCTCCGCTTTGTTGACTTCAATCTGCTGTAAAGCAATTTCGTGTGCCTGCTTGGTTGATAGTGTTGCTATTTCGTGCGCTAGCTTATCGCGCTGATCTTTGTCTGGGATTACTTTATCCAGCAACGTAGAGATTGGGTCAATCAGTGATAACAAGTTCATATTATAGGCCCATCTTAATGATAGCGGCGATTATACCCGCGACCGCAACCCACACAACGCGTTCAACCCATAGTCCCTTGGCATCGTGCAGCTCTAAGTTCTGAATGCGCTTCTCGTGCCCCTTAATCTCATCTTTGAGTGTGTCTTCAACCTCATCAATTCGTTGGTGCGCGCGTTCTGAACTTTGGCGTGTCTGAGCGTGCCTCTCTTCAAGAATGGTGAGCTTTTGCAGTGACTTATCTATGCTGCTCATTACACCCTTAATGTCGCTTACATCGTTAGCAGTAGCGTTGAGCTTGCTCTCGAGTTGGGCCAGCTGTATTTCAGTTGCGGGCATGGTGTATCCTTACTTATTACGGGGCCGTAGGCCAGTTAACTGAATAGGGGAATCCTTCCTGATCGGTAATGTCTCGCAGTGCTTGGCGGTATACGGCCCACGCAGCTTGATCGACCGGCGCATCAGCTACCTGAGTCCAGTCTGAGTCAGACAACAAGCCGTCTCGTCTAGCGCGTACATTACGCTCTGCTACAGACTGCTCTAGCCTAGTGACACGCCAAGACTGTTCCCACCGACCCACCTGCAGCTCGGGTAAAGCCTGTCGTAGGGTCTCCACATAAGCATCAAATGAAGGTGCGGGAGTAGAGTGTACTTTATATACCCCGTATTCGGCCAGCACAGCTTCGGGTACAGGTTTTGGGAAGGAAACATTGGCATGTTCCAGCTGCAGATCCCCTAGTGAGTACGGAAAATTAGTTATCTGGTTGCCAGACAGTTTTATATACATGATAACTCCACTATGTTATGTCTAACTGTATTAATGAATCAATTCCACCGTCTACGATAATAAATGTTAAGCCGGTTGACCTGAAAGATAGGCCGACACAATTACTTCCATAATCATAGACTTTTGTTAACGTAGTTAAGTCCCACGCTGTACTTAGGTCGTATTCGGTAAGATTGGTGGGATTACCTGAGACGTACATCTTAGTGCCATCAGGCTTAAAGGATAGGGCGCTTAAATTAGCCCAGTCGCTATCAGGTTCAAATGTAGTGTACGTCAACGTGGATACGTCCCATGCCGTACTTAGTGTGTACTCGTAAACGTCGTCAAGCCGCGAAATATACAACTTAGTGCCGTCCGGCTTTATGTAAAGGCCTCCACAAGAACTAACTATATCCGCGGACTGTAGGAAACTAGCGGTGCTTATATCCCACGAAGTACTTAAATCGTACTCATATACATCGTCGTTTTGATCCCCGCAGATATACATTTTATTGCCATCAGGCTTAAAAAATATGTCTCTTGGGTTGTTATCTTGGGTGAGAACGGAGAAGCTCTGAACAAAACTAGCGGTGCTTATATCCCACGCGGTGCTGAGGTCGTATTCTCGCACGGAGTCTAGGCTACTGCCCACCGCGTAGAGTTTAGTGCCATCCGGTTTGACGTACACACCCTGCGGATTAGCTTCTATGCCCGATAGCGACAGCTGCCTGCCCTGTATAGAAGTGACATCGCCCGGAGTCGGGATGTCTATAGACTGTACAATGTTCCAAGTGCTGAGATTGGTTCTTGCGGAAGTATAGAGCTGGGAAGAATCAGCGTTGAAAACGACGCCCGCTGGATTAGAGAAAACGTACAAAGGTACATCGCCAACAAAAGACATCGTACCTAAATTCCACGCCTCCCCCAAAGAAAAATAAAGGAGTGCTGGGGATTGTGTATCTGCCAAAAGTAACGTCGTCCCCGAGGAAGTAAATGCTATATCCTTCGGCGTAGCATGCCCGGATGTTGTAACGTCTACTTTACGCACAAAAGTCGCGGTAGATACATCCCATGCAGTACTTAAAGTGTACTCTAGTACAACGTCCTCTGCGTCATCTGTCACAAACATTTTAGTGCCATCAGGCTTAAACGTCAGCCCCTGTATGCGGGTTACGTTTGCGGATAAATCCTCAGACTGAAATAAAGTCGCGGTAGATACATCCCATGCGGTACTAAGGTTGTATTCTCGCACGGAGTCTGCGCCAGCTTGGTACCCAAGGTACAGTTTAGTGCCGTCAGACTTAAAAGCAAAACCAACACCGGCTACATCCAGTTCTGCAATACTAACTAACGTGCCAGTAGATATGTCTCCTGCTGTGCTTAAAGCATAGGTGTATATGAAGGCGGGGTTAGCCGATTTCGCGTATAGCTCAGTGCCGTCTGACTTTATCGCTAGGAATGTCGGGCCTGCGGCATAGGTAGTGAACGGCCCATCGCCGGATAATCTTGGGAGTAGCGCAGGTCGATCTACCTCCCAAGCATTGTCCAACTCAATTGTCTGTACACTATAGACACTATCTACTTCTAAGCCAGAGACATTCTTTGTTGAGTTAGATTGGATAAATAACTGAGTGCCATCAGAAGATGCGGCCATACCAAAAGAGGTTATCAAGTAAGAAAAAGTCCCGCTGGTTTGAGTTACCGTAGCAGTAGATACATCCCATGCCGTGCTAAGGCCATACTCTATTACTTTGTCGTAGTCAGTGGAAGCACTTTCCCTACCCAACAGCAGCATCGTAGTGCCGTCTGGCTTAAACACTAGCCCTGCTGGCGTAGTAGTAGCACTGGACACAGACAATGATTGTTGAAAGCTAGCAGTGGACACATCCCACGCGGTACTAAGGTCGTATTCGTAAATAGCATCCGCAGTAGATCCCGTCACGTATAGTTTTGTACCGTCAGGCTTAAACGCCACCGCCATTGGGCCAGTGTCCTGCGCAGATGTCAGCAACACCTGCGAATAACTTAGCGTAGACAAATCCCACGCGGTGCTGAGATTACACTCGTATACCCCGGGAGTTGAGCGTCCAACTAAATATGCTTTAGTACCGTCGGGCTTGAACGTAATACCGAATAACGAAGAATCTGCGGTCATAGTCCTAAACCCGACATAAGTTGCCGTGCCGAGATCCCACGCTGTGCTTAAAGTGTACTCTTTTATCGCGGTGCTGTTATATTGTACGGTGTATACCCTTGTACCATCAGATTTAAAAGCTATGCCCGCCATGATATTTATCGAGGCGGACAAATAATTTAAATCTGCCTCTAAACCACCAAAATCCCACGCAGTGTTTAACTCCATAGGGTATAAATATATTGATTGGAAGTCATTCTGAGGGTTAATATAAATTTCACTCCCATCAGAGACAAAGAATACGTTGTAGACATATCCGGGGTATATGTTGGCCTGCTTAGAAAACGATGCAGTGCTTACATCCCCAGCTGTACTTAGGGCATACTGATAAATATCGCCAGTGACTCCGCCACCAAAAACGTACATTTTAGTGTCGTCAGAGCTTAGCAAGATATTTCTGAACGTAGCTGCTTGCCCAGCTACTGAATAGCTTTGCGAATAACTAGCAGTACTAGTGTCCCATGCGGTGCTAAGGCCGTACTCATACACTGAAGTACCGCCAAGAACGTACATTTTAGTCCCGTCGGACTTAAAGGCTACGCCGACTGGGTCGCTTGTCTGCGAAGCTACCGAAAAAGTGTTTGCGTAGCTAGCAGAACCTATTTCCCATGCGGTACTTAAATCATATTGTGCTATGGCAGCTGGACTACCCCCCACCACGTATACTTTAGTGCCGTCGGGTTTAGCGGCTATCCCTTGTAGGCTAGAAACCTCCGCCACGGTGCGTCCGCTAGATTGGACTGAGGTATCCCCATCCCATGCAGTAGATAATGTTATAGACATTATGCCCGTGTTTCTAAGGGCAAGCACTTTAGTCCCAGCGGAGTTCATTGTCGCGTATACAAGATCACTAGTTACCGGCCCCGTACCATATATGTCGAGGTAGGCTGTAGCTTGGTCGTCGCCCGTATACGTAGCGAAAGCTAGCTCCCACGCGTTAGGTTCGGATGGGACAGAAGCGGCACGTAGTTTGTCTGGAAGCATTAGGCGTCCCCCACTCGGGCTCCATACAGAGTACTACCAACTTTCCACAGCTGTATAGTGGTGTACCCAGACGTGTTCAACGTAGGCGCAGTGCCACTATCAGTTACCCACGTTATAGTAGGCCACGTTATGGTAAAAGCTGCCCCATCGTCAACTAGGAGCGTTATAAACTGGCCGGCGGAAAGCGAGTCTGTCAACGTAGTGTTGCCGGTAAGTGTTTTAGTTTGGATCGTGCCGTTACTAGGCAGTAAGACAGTACCTGATAGGCTATACACGGTCTCAGTTACGCCGCCACCAAAAGCGGTGTTGTCTGCTGTCAAGTTTATAGCGCCTGTGCCATTAGGCACTATGTCTATATTGCCATTAGAAGCACTGACTATGTCGTTGCCGTTGACTTCTAGATCGCCACCTAGCTGTGGGCTAGTGTCATCTACTACCGCGGATATGCCAGTATCGGGGGTTGCCGACAAAACATTAGTGCCGTCACAAAATACCACATCGGTAGCGTCGTCCGCGATTGCCACCCCAGTACCAGAAGCGGTCTTGAACGTGATGGTCTCGCCAGTAGCGTTAGTTACTACGTAAATCTTAGATGCAGCAGGGCAAATACACGTGCCGGCACCGGTCAGCTGATTACCAGTGTCGCTCATGTAGATAATCGCGCAGCGAGATTCTGAGGTAGCCCCGTTAGCTGTGGTGAGCGTGTGCGAGTTAGCTGACCACGTATCTATTACTGCACGTCCAGCGACAGCCTGCTCTACCATCTGGGTGATTTCGTCGTTTACCGTGTCACCCCACGTACCAACAAGCTCTCCCGATACGGGGAGCGCTAGTTTGAGAATGTTTGTATATCCAGTTGCCATTTGTTAAACCTCTATGCTACGTCTACCCAGTCTGGCGACTGAGAATCCGATACGTTTGTCCAGTCAGCCGTTTGGCCGTCTTCAACATCTACCCAGTTTGGCGTTTGCTCATCATCTACTAAGCTCCATATATTGGGGGAGCCTGTTTGCCCTGTTGCAGCAACCCCTATGGGGGTTATGGTAGCTCTGGCTACGACTGTAACTGACCCTAACGCAGTGGTTCCGCTGACTCCTGTCGGATTTACTCGCGTTACAGTCTGAATTGTTACCGAGTTTACCTGCCCCGAAGCGCTAAGTCCAGTAGGTAACACGTTACCAGATGCGGTTACATTTGCATCACCTAACTCACCTGCGGCCGACACTCCTGTCAGTACCACAACCGCGGAGGCGGCTACGTTTACCGAGCCTGCTGCGGTTGTGGCTTCAAGCCCTGTAGGCTGTACGTTTGCACGGGCAACGACGGTTACGTTACCTATTGTGCCGACAACTTGTAGGCCTGTGGGCTGAACTGTCGCATCCGACGTTACAGTAACCTCGCCAAGCTCTCCAGATGCGCCTACGCCGGTCACGGGTATCAAAGCGTCAGCTGCTACATCTACTGAACCTACTGCGCTGGTGGCTTCTATGCCTGACGGTTGTACTTCAGCGGTTCCAGTTACTTCGGCATCGCCTACTGCACCTGTGGCTTCAAGGCCTGATACGGGCACATTTACGCCCGCGCCCTCTATTACTGTAACGATTCCGGTATCGCCAGCCGCTTCTACACCCGTCGGGAATACTCCAGTGCCCTCAGCGACACTTACTGAACCTACTGCACCTGTGGCTTCAAGGCCGGTAGGCTGGACTAGGGCATCTGCGGCAACTGTTACTGAGCCTACTGCTCCGGCGGCTTCAAGGCCTGTCGGGTTTACTTCTGCGGTTCCCGTGGTACTAACAGTACCGATAGCGCCGGTAGAAGAAACGCCGGTCAGGTTGAGTAGCGCCGAGCCTGTGATAGCTACAGTACCAACTCCGCTTGTAGCCTCGATCCCAGACGGAGTTGTGGTACCCGCACCAATGATAGTAGCAGACCCAACTTGGCCTGTAGAAGAAACGCCGGTCAGGTTGAGTAGCGCCGAGCCTGTGGCAGTTACGTTGCCTATGTTAGCTGTGGCGGAAACACCAGTAGGCTGAACCGTGACGTTCTCTATCGCTGTAGCGGTTACCGTACCTACTGCACTTGTCGCTTGTACGCCAGTAGGCTGAACCGTGACGTTCTCTATCGCAGTGACACTTACTGAACCAACTGCACTTGTCGCTTGTACGCCAGTAGGTTGTACTGTGACGTTCTCTATCGCAGTGACACTTACTGAACCAACTGCACTTGTCGCTTGTACGCCAGTGGGTTGTACTAAGGCATCTGCTGTTACAGTTTCGTTGCCTAGCGCCGCAGTAGCTTGAACGCCAGTGGGCTGGACTGTTATTGGTACTGATATGCGGCCATTCCAAGGGCCGGAACTCCATGTACTTCGGCCCCACCCAGTAAAATTGGTGTTTTGTGCAGTAACTCGAGGAGTTCCTACTTGCGCCAACCCCTGAACACCTGTTACGGGCGGGTTAAGCTGCCCAGTTTCCCCGGTACTTGATACTCCAGTAGGCGTTACTACTGCATCAATTATTGGTATGGCTTGTACTGACCCCAATACACTTGTAGCAGATACTCCAGTAGGCGATACAGTTACACCTTCAGGCTGGGGAGCTTCCTCCTGCAAAACTAACGTCCCGGCAACCCACGCGTCATTGCCGCCACTAAAAGCTCCGGGGTCTTCAGTTCCCGCAGAAGTTATAGCTTTATATGCTGTGGATGTAGCCGACCCCTGTCCTGAAGGGGTAGTCCTAGAAGCGGTCGTATACCCAGAAGGCGGGTCAAGGGCTACATCATCATCGTCTAGGTGTCCAACTGCGAGTACCCAGTCATCCGCCTCTACACTTACTGCCGGGGGATCAGGGTTACCGGAAGTATTAGTGGTAAAGGATACGGGGACTTTTACATACTCTAAACCGCGAAATACTGCAGCTACAAATGTGACTCGTCGTAGCGTGCGGGTGCCAGTAGTGGATGCGGTTACGGAAGTCTCCGTACCGTCGGACAATTTGTAAGCGGTAATTGCCCTGCATCCGCGAATAGCCCGGTACGCTTCAGTGTATCCCGGAATAGACCAAGCGGTATAGTTGCCCCCGCCTGCTGTTAGGGCTACAACTATCATGTCTCCGGCTTGTAGACTTATCCCACTAAGGTCTATAGTGAACGAAAGCTGATTATCGCCGGTTGTGTTCGCTCCCCCTACAAAAGACGCCACGACTTACCCCTCCACAACTGTATTAGGGTAAGTCGTCACGAACTCCGCGAGGTGGGGCATTGCATGCCCCCAATTAAGCTATACGGAGGATAGCGTTTGAAGCGTCAGCTGTAGGGAACTGAATAGTAAAGTCACCAGCAGTAGCAGTCTTATCTGAACCAAAGTCCAAAACTGCCACAGCTTTGTTACTGTCACTAGAGTTATAGATCAGCGCTCCACGAGCGGTAATAGTGGCCGAAGACCAAGTAGTATCCGCAAAATCAACATAGGCAGTGGTGCCAGAAGAAGTTGGAGTTACGTTAGTCAACGTGTTGCCGCCAGCACTATAGCCGGTACCGGTTACTTCGTTGCTAGTAGTGTACGCAGTAGTAGCGGCACTTAAAGTAGCAGATGAAGTATACAAGGCGATTTTAAAAGTATCGCCAGTAGAGTTAGTAAAGTCGTGTTGCCCTTGCAAGAGTTGAACCTTGAAAGAAGTACACATTGCTTGTGTAATAGCCATTAGTTAGTCTCCTATACGACGTTGGTTCGTGGCTGCCCCGAGCGGTAGGTATCCTCGCGGAGCTTACCATCACCGAGATTCTTGAGCAGTGTAACAGCTTGGATGTACAATTTCTCGTACATGGCGACCAAGTCTGCCTCACCCTTCATAAAGCGGATCGCTTGTACTAGCGCCCCGTTTAACAACGCAGAATCAAACTCCTCGCCCAACCATGTGGTTCCAGCGGTGACGATTGATTCTGGGTAGTATCCGTAGTGAAGTTCAACTTCATAGCCGCTGTCCGGTGTCGGGCCAACGATAAAGCTGTCTTCGTCAAAATAAGCGTAGTGCTTAGGCAAAGCCGTACTGTTCGGGTTGGGGTAAGCCTCACGCAAAAAGTTCACATCTTTGTTCAGCAAGAAGTGATATTCGCCCGTACCGTCAATTACCGCTAGGCTGTATGAGTACAAGAAGTCTGAAGGCGAGCTCAAGTATTTGTTGCCGGAAGTTAGATTCCCAGTAACATTTTTACGTAGCGCTGGGATCTGAACAGTGTTGTATATAGTCTGCTCAGCCTGCTGCACGAACATCGCAAGCTCATCGTCCGAAAACGTGTTCTCGCAGATGTCCTGTATGTTAGCCTTCAGCTCAGTGTAATTCATGCCTTACGCCATTGGCCCTCGAGCATACAAACCTTTAGTTGCAGCACCAGTGCCGCGGACTTTTACGCCGCCGCCCTTAGCCATTTTCTTTACGTTCTTGTCTTTGCTACCGCAAGACGACTTGTTCATTTTCTTACGCATCTCTGTCTCTCCTATGAGATAGACACTGTAACAGTGCCGATAAATCCAGTGCCAACCGCTGGCCGTACTGGGATAATCTGTGCTCGACTTTGCGCATATTCCGCATTGTCTGGGCGTGGATCTCGGATCGCTTGTGGATCGTCAACCGGGAACTCGCCTAGTTTAAGCTGTGGGTGATCATAATCCCAACACTCTCTACAGGCTTTTGTGTTCGTGTTGCGGCCTTTGACGTAGACATTTTTAAGCTCAGTGAGCTTGTAGTCGAATCCACATACGTCGCATATACCGCGAGCTTTCCTTGACGAAGCAAACCGTGTAGCCATTTTACACCCGCATCATGCGAGGGACAAACCGGAAGGGCGTTTTCTCTCTATCCTCCGCAGCGGCCAACTCAAACTGTTCTTCGTACACTTGCTTCAGCATGGGCACCCGCTCAGTAAGCTCTGGTACTTTCATAGCTATGTAGTAGGCCAAGCCCGCTACCAAACACGGGAAGAACCTAAAGTTCATGTCCGCAGTATTCATGCCGTCGCCAGCATCTTCAATGCGACGCATACGCCAGTAAGACAGCACATAGTCGTTGCTGTCCGGTACAGGCCATACGTTGATCTTAGGAGCGTCTCGCAGGCGCTCGATATACAACTGAATTGGACGTCCCTGTACTAACTTGTTTGGGATCGAGGCGTACGTGCTTACACTAATACGGCTGATCGTCAAGTCTTGTTGGGTTGAGGCATTGCCTGCACCCGTACGTATTTGATGCTCCAGCAGATCAATCGTGTCCGCTGGCAGCGTATATTCTGATGTACCAGCGACGAGGCTTACTGTGCCTTCGTCGATAGTCCACATGTTAATGCCTCGGTTCTGCCACTCAATCGTCATCAAGTTCATTGAGCGACGAGCGGTACGTAAGTCGTACCCAGAACGCATTTCACGTCCGGCACGTTCCCACGCTTCCTCGGCAATCTCCGTGAAGTCCATGTTAAACGCTGAAGTGCCTGACGTAGCCATTACTTCTTCTTCCTCTTCAAGGGTGTAACCCGTTTAGGTTTACCCGCCGGTTGACCCAGTTTCTTTTTCTGGGCCACCCGAGATTTTTTCTCTGCCGCGGTCATCTCACCAGAAGTTTTAGGTGTTTTGCTAGACACACGTTTTGTGGGTCTGCAATACGGAGTACCGCGTTTCTCACCGGCTTTACGCCCGCAAGACTTACCCGTGCGGACGTCCTTCCAGTCTTCCTTAAACCACCGCTTGAGCGCTTTGCCCTTTTCGGTTTTACGAACGGCCACTAGCTTTTTTCTTCCTGCATTTGGCTATAGCTCCAGAAGCATAAGCGGACGGAAAGACTTTGTACTGAGACTTTACCTTCCGGTAGCAGTCGTCCTTCACCGTCCCGCCTGTCTTATAGTAGCGTCTCATTAGACCATCTTGCAGGGACGTACGCCTTTCTTAGCGCAACCTGCGCCACGTACTTTGCCGCCTTTAGCGTATTTCTTGCTTCCGCAAGCCATGCCGCCTTTAGCCATCTTCTTCATGCCTTTCATATCTTTACCCTTTTTAGCCATACCACCTTTGGCGTACCCATAAACTTCTTTGCGCGCTCGCATTTGTGCCTCGTCATCCCTAGAGGATGTTCCGGTGCCGGCTTCCCTAGCACCCTCTCCGAACCGACCGTTG